TTGTAAATTATAAAAGGTTAACATGAGCAAAGCACAATACGACATTAGTCGTCAGACTAATTACCTCAAAAGAAAGATGTTTCTGGATCCAGAAGGTCCAGTTACAGTCCAACGATTCGAAGAAGTAAAATATCCTAAGATTGCCAAGTATGAAGAAACAGCACGTGGTTTCTTTTGGGTACCGGAAGAAATTAGTTTAACCAAAGATAAAATTGATCATAAAGAAGCATCTGATGCTGTTAAACATATTTTTACTAGTAATCTATTGCGTCAAACAGCACTAGACAGTATTCAAGGTCGTGCACCATCACAGGTTTTCAGCCCAGTTATATCGATTCCAGAACTTGAAGCATTGGTCAGTAATTGGAGTTTCTTTGAAACAAATATTCACTCAAAATCTTACTCGCACATTATTCGCAACGTCTACGGTGTACCTAAAGAAGAATTCAACAAGATACACGATACTAAAGAAATCGTAGATATGGCCGCAAATATCGGCAGGTACTACGAACAACTACACAGAATCAACTGCCAGAAAGAAATGGACGGCGATATTAATGAAGCAGAACATGTCAAAGCTATTTGGTTAGCTCTAAATGCTAGCTATGCACTAGAAGCGTTCCGCTTTATGGTTAGCTTTGCTACAAGTTTAGCCATGGTAGAAAATAAGATATATATTGGTAATGGTAATATTATCAGCTTGATCCTACAAGATGAAATCTTACATGCAGAATGGACAGCTTTCCTAATTATGCAAGTTGTTAAAGAAGATGAACGTTTTGCACAGGCTAAGATTGATTGCGAACAAGAAGTATATCAAATGTACTTAGATGTTATACATGAAGAAAAAGCATGGGCAGACTATCTATTCAGCAAGGGTGTTGTTATTGGACTTAATGCACAGATCCTAAAAGATTTCGTAGATTATACAGCGTTTACTAGATTAAAAGAAATTGGTATCAAGTACCTAGAAGAACATCCTCGCCAGAGTCCAATCCCATGGTTTAACAAACACGTAAATATCAACAAGAAACAAACAGCATTACAAGAAAACGAATCTACTAACTACGTCATTGGGGTAATGAGCGATAGTGTTAGTTATGATGAATTACCGGAGTTATAAATGAAAGCAACAGTCTGGAGCAAATACAACTGCCCATATTGCGACCAAGCAAAGGCATTATTAAAACAGCGTAACATTCCATTTGAAGAAAAGAAAATTGGAGATGGCTACACTAAAGAAGAACTATTAGAAGCAGTTCCAACTGCTCGTACAGTTCCACAAATATTCTTAGATGAGGAATTAATCGGTGGATTCACAGAACTCAAACGATACTTTGACACTAAATGATCCTAATAATAGTGGCAACACTATCACAGTAGGTGGAACTGAATATGCCAGCACTATGGCCATAGACATGTCCGACTTGTCGTCATACGGTGCTAGTGTTTCTTCAGTCATGGGAAACTATTCAACTTCATCATATGGAAATATAACGATTAGCAACGGCGGATCTAGTGGTAGTGGTTTAATATATGGAAGTGGTGCCGGCGGATACAGTTGGAGTAATATTACTGCTAACGATGCCCAATCAAGTCTACAGGTAACAGGCGAAGCTAACTTCGATGGCGATGTAACGATCAAAGGTATTAGTATTACTAAAACACTCGAAGATATTAACAAACGCCTTGCTATACTTGTACCTGATCCTGATAAGCTAGAACACTTCGAGGCACTTAAAAAAGCCTACAATCATTACAAAATGTTAGAAGCACTATGCGAGCTTCCAAAAGATTCAAATGACTCCTAAAGATCCACAAATTGAAAAACTAGAAAAACGCATCAACGAACTCGAAAGAGTTGTTAAAATCCTAGCAGGTAAAATTTCCTATCTAGAACGTGAGAACACTCGCAGAAAAGATAACATAAACAACATAGCACAGCATATAACCAGAAAGTAAAAATAAATGAATGTTCGACTACTTAGTTACAGCCAGCCAACTGAAGAATTTGCAAGCGTGGGAATTAATGACGCACAAGAGCTCATTGCCTATTGCGCCCGTGTCAGCAATCCCTCCAATCAACTTAACACCGAAACATCGGAGAAACTCATACGATACTTGGTCAAGCACCAGCACTGGAGTCCACTCGAAATGGTCTCAGCCTGTATCGAAATCACAACTACCCGTGATATTGCCCGACAGATCCTCAGACATAGATCTTTTAGCTTTCAAGAATTTTCTCAGCGATACGCAGACCCTACTAAAGACCTTAACTTTGTCACAAGAGAAGCAAGACTGCAAGACACAACCAACAGACAAAATTCAAGAGATCTCAACCTCGAAGATGATATGCACCGCCAGATCGCATATCAGTGGGAAAACTTACAAAGAGATATCATTGCTAAGTCAAGAGAAACCTACGAATGGGCTGTCAGTCGTGGCATAGCTAAAGAACAAGCAAGAGCTGTATTACCAGAAGGTCTAATTGAAAGCCGTATATACATGAACGGCACCCTACGCTCATGGGTACACTTTATTGAATTACGTAGTGCCAACGGTACACAAAAAGAACACCAAGAAGTTGCTATAGCCTGTGCAAAAGTAATTTCGGAAGTATTTCCAATGGTAGGGGAATATGTCCAACCTAGCCAAAGGTCGTAATAGCTACGATTCAACTAGTACAGGATTAGTTGCATTTTTTAATAGGAATGTAACACCTTACCCTACAGAAGTAGGCGGTCCTGCATTTGATCTAATTCCTGTAGAAAAGCAAAAAGACCTAATGGTCAATATTGCTAGACTACACGGGCAACAAGAATACAATCGTATAATGGAACTGGTAGCTGTTCTACAAAAACAAGCGGCTGGCATTAAGCGCAGACTAGAAATTACAGATGCAGTACACGAAGCCAAATATCAGTTCCAAGTAGCCCATGGTCAAATATATTGGTTAGCATGGGACACAAGGCATAAATGTACTATACTAACACATCATGGACCAAATGATTGGTCCACTGGTAAACCAGAAAACTACGATTATATAGCCCAGGTAAAATACCTAGGCGATTATAGTTGGCAAGAAATAGACGAACAGGGAAATTATGTTAATTAACAAAGGTTTGAGCAACGGAGACGTTGTCAGTATTAAAATTATCAACGGTGATGAAATCATTGCACGTTTTGAAAGTGAGGATAAAGATAGTGTTACAATCAGTCGTCCTCTAGCACTTACTATGGGTCAGGGCGGATTAGGCATGATTCCTTGGGTATTTTTAGGTAATTCAGAAAAGATTACACTACAGCGCAATCACGTATTTTTTGTTGTTCCAAGCAAGAAAGATGCGGCCGATCAGTATATGGAAGGCACTACCGGAATCGCCCTGGTTAAATAATAGTTTAACAAGGAATAGATATGGCAACCCCATGGATAAGCAGTAGCATACAACGATTAAGTAGTGATCCTGGCGTTCATGATCTCTACAAAAGTCCTAACGTTATTATCAACGGACAAAAGGTAGTATTGTACGGTGAGCCATCGATGAACGGAAATAATCCTAGCATCACTTTAGCGATGTCCGTTCCGGAATTAACTCCATTAGATAAACCATCCAATCCGGGAAGCACAACAACTGTAAGCGGAGATCAACCTGCTTCAGTTGCATTGCCAGACACAGATGCACCGGCTATAACAAGCGCACCTCCAGGTACTGTTGTTCAAACTAATGGCGATATTAAAGCCTTCCTTGATGCAAGGCTAGCAGAAGCCGCAACTTGGACTAGAGGTGCCGCACCGTTAGGTCCTGGTGGAAATCAAAATATCGTAGGTATATTCAAAGATCTAGGTTGTGGTACTTGGGCACAAGATGAAAAAACTCCATGGTGTGCAGGCTTTGTTAATTTTACATTAAAAAATACTGGTTACAAATATACACAAGATTTAGGAGTAGCATCGATTTATGCCAATCCAAGTAAATGGGGCGGTACTGTAAAATATCAGCGTGGCACAACTGCAACCAATTGGCAATCAGCCAGTCCCGGGGATATTTCCATTTGGGATTACGGAAATCCCAAAGGTAGTCACGTTAATTTTGTATATGCAAATTTAGGCAGTACATTGCAATTCTGCGGTGGAAATCAAGGCGGTAAAACTGTTAACAATAATAACCCTAGTGGTAGTAGTGTTACTAATGGATCCAAATGGAGTCCAAGTATTGATAAGCCCGGTTCTTACAGTCTAATGATGATATTCACGCCTGCAAAGCGTTAAATAATATTATCCGTTAAGCGTAGTTGCATAGCAATTCCAGATTATTATTAGGCGAGAGTAGGTCTTGACGGGCTCGTCAAAAGATAGTATAATTAAAGTTATTGTTGTAATTCCTTCAAAGCGAAGGCGTTGCGGACCCGGGTTCGACTCCCGGCAGGTCCACCAAAAGTGTATCGTATAGTATTCGATACGAAAGCTGGCCAGGCTGGTACACTTTTGATGGGCCTGTATTGGCTTCGACGTGGCGAGATAGTAGAGACGGCAACACAGTAGGCGATGACTGTAAATCAAGCAAATTATACAAATGCAAACACATTTGAATTCAAGACTTTCAGCGTAGAAGAAGTTGCTAGCAACGACTTCGCGTTCGAATTAGCGGCCTAAGAAACCGCTCTTGCGAGGTAGTTATACCTTGTCATCCAAAATAGCAGAAAGCATCTTCGGGTGCTTTTCTTTTGTCAACTAAACCCTCTCCTTAGGCGTTATTAGTATATGCACCCTAAGGAGGGAATTATGCTAATGAGGACTAGGAATGAAAAGGTTTTTGATTTTAATCACTATAGCTTTGATGATAAAGGCTCAAAATGGGATGGCGAATATGTCTATTCCTGTCGTTGCCCAGACGCGGCATGTGACCAAAAACGTTCGGGCCCATGGAAAACCAAAACTACGATTAAAATCGACGATAGCGATAAACCCGCCGACTGATCCAGAAGAACTGATAGTAGACGATGATATAGTATTTGGTCGAAATCGTAACCGTATTGAAATAGTACGCAATACAGAACTCAGTGACTATGTGAAAATAAGATTAGCGTTGGCTAGGATGAAAGCATTAAATGTTTATAAACAACGCTGGGGTTGACAAAATTAAAGTTTTCATATACAATAATGCACTTATAAACTTTAATATCGATCTGCTATGAACAACAAAGATGATTTTGAATATAATAACGAAGAAGAAGCCGAAATGGCTCAACTTCATTCTATTCACTTACACATGAACGCTGTGGCAGATGTTCGACGCAAGCTAGAAAAGCAAGCAGAACAACCTAGTCTGGAAGAATGTGAAGATTGTGGAGAAGATATTCCACAAGCTCGAAGAGAAGCAATCAAGGGTGTAACACGTTGTATTACATGCCAAGAACTTCTCGACAAGCGTAAAAAACTCTACGGCGCTTAAGCCGTTGCGCTTACCAACATAATCAAACCAGAAACAGCTTGATCAAAAGCAAGATGCTCTTGCAGAGTGTTTGCCTGACCTTCTATTTGATTTTGAGTTTTTAAATCTTCCAATAACTCTGCGGCTTCTTGTCTAGTAATTTGATTAGCCTGTATAGCCTGCGCTATTTGAACTGCCTGCTGGCTACGTCCGCTCACTGCCGGATAGCCCATTAATTGTGTTAATTGCTGAATTGGGTCCATTATGGTCTCCTACGTTGTGCTACTGCTGATTTAATTGTTCCAGCGGCTTCTTCGATTGCATTTAATTTCAAAGTACAATAAAATTTAGTGCGGGTTTCATTGTTTTGGTAAGCCTTATATGCTTCTCCAACTACCTTATCCAAATTCTGCGTCATAACAATCGTGCTGTCATTGTTAGGCAGATCTTTACTGTAGTTTACCAAAAGTCTCGTTTCTCTTTCTAGATTAAAGAAGTTTTGTTTGGTTTTAATCTGATCGTCACATTCTGCTTTATACCACTCTGCATCTGTATAGATCCTGTTTATAGTGTTATATTCCGCTGAATCAAATGGTGCTGTTGGTGTTATCCAAGCACAACCTGCTACAGTAGATGTTACTAATAAAATTGATAGTATTTTGGACATAGCATATCCTCCCGAGGTATTTACCTAAACTATTTTGGTAAAATTAGGTATTGACTTATTACAGATAAAACCATATAATAGTTACTGTAGTATAATCAAAGGAGGTTCATTATGAACGCAGATATTACGATTAATGCAGTTAAGAAGTTTTGTAAGGCTAATAGTAGCGATGAGCAAATTTGGTCTGGTAATGCCGGTACCTACTACTGGAATATTGGTAAGGTTACTCCGCAAGGCATCGTTAATGGTGTTGTCCGCAAGTTAGCCGGCATCGATGTAAGTGGTAAACAGATTTGGGTAGTCGCAGGATCGCTTAAAATCATGCCAGACGGTACTATCGCTCGTTTTACTGGTTTAAACAAGAAATTGGTTGAACAAGTATTATCATTGCGTGAAGTACACGTTGCGATTCCAGAAACCGAAACTGTAACAGTATAATATGGCTTGGCTAGTACCAATCGTTCTTATACTTACAGGCCATTGGATTTTGGCTTTATTCATTACATTTATTTTTATAGAGTGTGATATATGAGTATGCATTTGGAAGGCCCGTGGTTATCCACTACAGGCAAGAAAAGAGGCAAGGTAAAATGGGCCAGTGCCGAACACAAGCGTAAGGCTGAAGAAGCTGATCGTGCGTGGAAAGAACTGCTCAAACGACAGGGTATCGAACAGGAAGAAAAGAAACGCAAACGTGCTATGAGTGCTGGTAACTTAACTAGTACCGGGTATAGTTTGAAGATTCCTGAAGGTCGTAATACCACAGCCCATATTCCTAGTAGAGATTCGGGTGGCGGGAATGCAACACTTCCGGCTCCAAAAGTCTACACAGGAACTAAAGTTTTGGGTATTGCTACTATGCACAAGTCAAATGCTGTTCCGGTATTCTCGGACGAACAAGCAGTTGATATTTCCAAAATGAGACGATAATGGTTGACACACAGGTAAAACCGTGTTACAATTATACATCAACACACACAGGAGGTAGTATGAAGAAGTTTATGTTAGTTCCAATCGTAGTTGCTCTTACAGCTTGTTCGGGCATGACTACATTGAAAACCGAAAACGTCAAAGAGAAACAGGTACCTAGTTGGTATTTGGATCACGCAGACAAAGGTAATGAAGGATGGATTTGGGATCGCCAAGGCATGTATTATGCAGTTGCCGAAGACGTAAGCCCAAGCATGGAGATGGCTGTTAAGAAAGCAACACTCAAGGCCAAAGCTAAAATTGCAGATCGTGTAGCAGGCGAGTTGTCAAATACAACTTCGATCAGTTATACAGAATCCGGCAATCCAGCTAATCCAATCGGCAAAGGACATGCTAGTGATGTTATTGTGAACAAGATCACAGATAATGTACTTCGCACTTACGGAGTCGATCAGAAGGTTGTAACCTACAATCCAGAGCAAGGTAATTACCGTGCGTTTGTTATGTTGAAGATTAGCCAAAAAGATGTGCAAACATTGGCTTCGGCATTTGACGCTAAAAAGGTGCAGTGATGCATCCTTATCGTGTAAAAGAGATCATGTGGATATCTATTGTCCTAATGTTTGCTCTTATTGCTTTGTTATCGGGGTGCAGTTCAACACCTAACAGACCGCCCACAGAACAGATGTGTAATCTGCGAAGTGAAACAGTATCAACGCCTCAGGGCCAGCGTACTAAGGATGTTATGGTGTGTACTGATAATCAGTTAGATCGTATCACTATCAAACAAGCAGGTATTGCTAAAAATTGTGGTGAATACATTTATTATATTAACCTAAATGGAAACATGGTGCAACAACGTGGACTCGCTTGCCAAAAATTTGACGGCCGCTGGGAAGTGGTTAATAATTAGTTTATTGCTCTGTAGTACTCAAGCATTTGCTTGGGGTTGGGGCAATAGTCTAGAACCGGAGGACGAACAACTCCTGATACGAGCTGTAGCTGTTGCTCTAAACAACACTCAAAACGGCGAGATCGTGGATTGGTGGTCAAAATATAATGCGGCCAATGGACATGTTCGTGTGGTGTATACGTATCCAATCGGTGATGGATTTTGTAGGGTGTTCCAAACTGAAGTTGTTATCAAGGGCAAGTCTCAGTATTATCAAGAACGTGCTTGTCAACAAGTTGGATCAAATGGGTGGCAGTTTTACAAATAAATAAGGGATATTATGCTAGTCGGTTACTTAACTCTGCTATCAGGCCTATTAATTAGTGCCATAGCCATTTATTATTCCGTAGAAGGATTGGTCGCGATCTATCCTGCTATGGTCATTCCCATTGTGATCATGGGTGTAGTAATTGAGTTGGGTAAGCTGAGTCTTACTGTTTGGCTCAAACAAAATTGGGAACGTGCTCCTGTATTCCTTAAAGCCTATATGATGCCTGCTATAGCAGTACTGATGTTGATTACAAGCATTGGCGTTTTTGGATTCTTAAGTAAAGCTCACTCAGATCAAAGTCTAGTTTCCGGCGACGTACAATCAAGGATATCAATATATGATGAGAAAATTAAAACGGCAAAAGAAAATATTGAAAGTGACCGCAAGCAACTTAAACAAATGGATGAAGCTGTGGACCAAGTTATGGCACGATCCCAGGACGAAAAAGGTGCGGACAAATCCAATTCTATACGTAAAAGCCAACAAAGGGATCGCATTGCTCTTTCCAAAGACATTGAAGCCAACCAGAAGATCATTAGCCAACTTAACGACGAAGCCGCACCTATTCGTGCAGAAGTTCGAAAAGTTGAAGCGGACGTTGGCCCGATAAAATATATCGCGGCATTAGTCTACGGTAGCTCTCCAGATGCTAATATGTTAGAACGTGCCGTAACATGGATTACTATTTTAATCGTTATAGTATTAGATCCATTGGCTGTTGTGCTATTGTTAGCTAGCCAATATAGTTTTGCATGGGCTAAAGAACAAAAAGAATTGAAAGAAGATACACCTGATCCTTATGTAGCAGATGTTGGTGATAAACCTACCGCCGAGGAACAAGAGCCTGTTATAAAAGAAGCGTTTGAAGGGGTCAAAGATCCCACAACAGGTGAATGGATTCAAACAGGTCCTAGCTTCACCTATACAACTGTTACACCGTCTGAAGAAACTACACCAGAAGAGGATGAAGCGTTCAACACGTTGACAAAAGAGCAAGAAAAATCCTACTACATTGGTTTGAAAAACGATCCTCCGGTAGTAGATTATAAAGTGTTAGACGAGGACAGCGAAGCCGATTGGCCAGAGCCCCCTACTAATACAACATTTACTCACGAACAAGATAAAATCATCGTGCATGACGATGCAGGCACTATGGTGATCCCATTAAAGCCAGAGTTACCAGTTGCTGAGATTATAAATGCTCCCGGATACATAGTAGTAGAAGGACAGATGTATCATGAGGGTGCGGCTCCTCCGCATATCAAACCTAATGAAAAGACCTATGTCCAAAACGAAGAGCAAGCAGAATCTAATAAATGGATGAACGTAGTCGCAAAAACTCAAACTGTCAGCGAAGAAGAGTATCTTAATACGCTAGAACAGAAAAAACAGGAAAACAATGGAAAGTAAATTGACGCTAATAACACCTCCGGATTTCTACGAAAATGGTAATCTGAGTTTGTTATTTTTAAGTATCTCTGATGAAGAACAAAAAGAAGTAAGTGTGTGGCTAAAAGACAACAAATTACCAGAGGATCTAAACCTGTATACATATCAGGGCGAACCTAATGTAGAATGGTTATTTTATGCTTTGGCTAGAAGCGACTACAAATACATTAATTTGGACAGCGATGACGGAATGACTAATGTACTATCTAGCTATATAGTTTCTCGCCCTAATGTGTTCTGGCACACCGAAAACCCAGATTTACGATCAGTTTTAGAGCATTTAAACGGTGGGTACGTTGAAAGTGTTACAGATTTTTTAATAAAATTGTTTAATAGTGATAAGTAATTAACAGAATAGTTAATAACTAGAAGATGAGCCATCCAAATAATAAAAAACAACATAAAGGTTGCCATGTAGAAGTAGGAGACAATTTCAACTCTGCCCTACGTAAATTCAAAAAGAAAGTCGACGAATCTGGACTATTGCAAGAAGTCCTAAAACGACAGAGTTACGAAAAACCTACTACAGAGCGCAAACGCAAAAAAGGTGCGGCCAAAGCACGTTGGAAACGCCACCTAAGAGATCAGCAACTTCCCCCAAAAATGTATTGACATTTACCAAAATATCTGCTATAATTAATGTATTAATTAACAAGGCACATATCATGGCAAAAAAACATCTAATGGTCGACTTGGAAACAATGGCCGTAACCCCACGTACTGTTGTATTAACTCTTGGTGCAGTAACTTTTGATCCTTTTAGTAATGACATCTATGA